TAAAAGAAGAACTTACAGATAGCTATTTCTGGTTCCCTGCAATGAACGAAGCGCGACAAGATGCCTTGGTGGACATCTCATTTAACCTCGGACAGACTCGTTTGCGTGGCTTTGTTAAGGCGCTAGAGGCCATGTCCCGTGAGCAATTTGACGTTGCTGCTGATGAATTCATGGACAGCAAGTGGAGTCAGCAGGTGGGCAATCGCGCTGTTGAAGTTACTGAAATGATTCGCACAGGTGAGTATCGGTAATGCCGCTAAAGAAATTACAGCTTAAACCCGGAGTTAACCGAGAAAACACTGTGTATACCAGCGAGGGTGGGTGGTATGAATGCGATAAAGTGCGGTTTAGGCAAGGTACGCCCGAAAAAATAGGTGGGTGGACGCGGTTGTCTTCCGATACGTTTCTTGGAGTAGCTAGGTCGTTGTCTTCGTGGGTTACGTTAGGGGGTAACAAACTCCTAGGTATAGGTACTAACCTTAAATTTTATATAGAAAATGGTGGTGCGTATTACGACGTAACCCCAGAACGTGCAACTGTCACTTTGACCAACCCGTTTACTACCGTATCTGGGTCTTCTACCGTGACCGTCGCGGATGCTAACGGTGGGTACATTGATGGAGACTTTGTTACGTTTAGTGGGGGTGCTGCGGTAGGAGGCATCACTGTAGTAGGGGAGTTTCAAATAAGTAAAAACACCTCTCTTAACACGTACACCATAGAATTTACCTCTGCCGCATCTTCTTCTGCTACGGGTGGCGGAACTGTAACAGCCAAATACCAAATTAATACCGGCCCTGAGACAGAAGCGCCATTAGCAGGTTGGGGTGCTTCCGTATGGGGTGATGGGGTATGGGGTACAGGCGGAACTTCTACTGACTCTTTTCGTTCTTGGAGCCAAGATAATTTTGGGGAAGATCTTTTATTTGGCCCCCACGGAGCGGGTATCTTCTTATGGGATCAATCAGAAGATGGGCTAACTACCCGTGCAGTAGCCCTGTCTACAGTAACCAATGCGTCTAATCCCCCCGTAGTACAAAATTCTATTTTGGTATCAGACATAAATAGGTTTGTGTTTTGTCTTGGTGCCAATGCCTTCGGCACTACAACTTTAGATCCTATGCTTGTTAGGTGGTCAGACCAAGAGAGCGCAATTAACTGGACACCATCTGCTACAAACCAATCGGGTAGTCTTAGATTGTCTCGTGGCTCTGAAATAATTACAGGGGTGCAGGCACGCCAAGAAGTTCTTATATGGACGGATAGCGCCGTATACGCGATGAAATATGTAGGCGCACCTATTGTGTGGGGAGCGCAGCTACTAGGAGATAACATATCTATAGCGTCTAGAAACTCTCCTATGTACGTTAACGGTGTAGCTTATTGGATGGGTGTAGGTAACTTCTACAAGTACGATGGGCGAGTTCAAACCCTACGCTGTGACCTTAAAAAGTACATATTTAACGATTTAAACGCCGAGCAATACGCACAGGTGTTTGCCGGTGCAAACGAAAGTTTTGGTGAGATCTGGTGGTTCTACTGTTCCGGTAGTTCTACTTCGGTAGATAAGTACGTCATATACAACTACGACCAAGATATTTGGTACTACGGCACTCTAGCACGTACCGCATGGGTAGACTCTGGCACACGAGAATTTCCTATAGCAGCAACATATAACAATAATCTAGTTAACCACGAAGAAGGTATAGACGATAATGCTACTAGCTCAGTAACAGCTATAGATTCTTTTATATCTTCCGCGCAGTTTGACTTAGAAGACGGGCATCAGTTTGCTTTTGTGCATCGTGTCATACCAGACATATCTTTCGACGGGTCAACCGCTGATAGTCCTAGTGTCACTATGGAGTTCTTACCGCTACAATCTTCTGGGTCTGGGTACAACAACCCTATTTCTGAGGGTGGGTCAGGTAGTGGTACAGTAACTCGCAGCGCCTCTTCTCCTGTAGAAGTATTTACAACACAGATAAACACTCGCGTGCGGGGTAGGCAGATGGCTATAAAGATACAGTCTACCGATACAGGGGTAGCTTGGCAGTTAGGCTCTCCACGCATAGATATGCGACCAGATGGGAGACGGTAATGACTGTAGATACTACAAGATACAACATAGATTTTGTTGCCCCAACCTTACCGAATGCGCCAGCGCAGTATAGCCAGCTAGATTTTGAGTTGTTTAACAACGTGCTGCGAGTGTATTTTGACCAATTAGATCAAGGAATACGAACAGCGTCTTTGTCACCGCAGGCCGAAACCGCAGGGTGGTTCTTTAGCTAATGGCGCATAACTATAAAAATGCAAAGGTAGACCTTACCACCACTAATGCAACTGTGTTGTATACGTGCCCCACTGCGACCACAGCTATTATAAAGTCTATTCTTGTATCAGAAGATACAGGCACCGCTGACACTTTAACGGTAACTATTACAGATGCCGCTGCTGCGGTTTTTAGCGTGTTTAAAGTTAAAGCTGTAGCCGCTAACACTACTGTAGAGTTACTTACCGAAGCATTGGTAGTAGAAGAATCAGAAATTGTTAAAGTTACCGCCGCGACTGCTAACAGGCTACACGTTGTAGCTAGTTTATTAGAGGTGTCATAATGGAGTCGTCTTTTAATGAGCCATCTGAAGAAGACTTAGCTGATTTTATAGCTAATGCAGACCGCTATAACGCCCCCGTAACAAGCGTTTCAAAACCTAAGCCTAAAGATAAAATTGATTCTAGAAGTGCTGCTACCGCGTTTAATCCTTTCTACGATGCTGCGTCAACAAAGAAGTTTATTGACCAGTATAAAAAAGATTTAGCTAAAGGCGCGGACTATTGGAAAGTAAACGATGGAGATAAGTTAGCGGGCTATTACAGCACTGCGTTTAACAAAGCATTCTCCGATTCGGACATGATTGCTTATATGGATCTAATAGGTGGAGAAGGCGCTAGTAGTTATACCAACTCAAACATATCCACTCTTATAAGCTCAGACCAATACATGGACGCTACTGGCGCTCCTGAGTATTTAACAGATATATACAGCGGTAAACCTAGAGACGAAAACGAAGCTCAATCCGCTTATGCGGTATTGAATGTTGCCGACTCTCCAGAAGAAATAGCAACAATACTTGGTGGGTATTACGGGTATGACTTTACTCCAACCGCACAAAAACTTGGTAGGTTTGGTGGGTCAGATAAAAGCAAACCTATTAAATCGGAAGAATTTCATTCGTTTATTGAGCCTATTCTTACAGAACAAGTAGCCTATTTACAGACTACGCAAGGCATTAGTTATGAAGATGCTCTAGTAAAGACGTTTAACACAGACCCAATGTTACAGGCGTTGTATGCAAAGTACGAAGTAAGTCCTATGCGGCAGACCAAAGACGGGTCTACGTACCTCTATGACCCTTTTTCGTATGGTGAAATACGTACCAACGAAGTAAAAGACAACGATCTAGGTAGCGCATTAAAGATAATTGCTACTGTTGCTGCGGCAATTTATGCTCCGCAAATGTTGTTAAAAGCAGGAGTGTTTGGTGCTCCTACCACCGCTGTTGCTGCTACCGCTACTACCGCTGCTACTACTGGATATAGTGTGGCTCAAACTGCCGCCGCCGCCGCTGCTGTTGCTGGAGCTACTACCGCAGTGCAAGGTGGAGACTTTAAAGACGTTCTTCTAAATATGGGCGTTGCTGGGGCGGGTGCTGCTGCTTCTGAGATATTAGCAAATCTAGCTACAGAAGCGTCTACAACTGCTAAAGCCGCCAAAGGAGCAAAAGCAGGTAGTAAAGCCGCTATCGCTGCTACCACCGCTGCAAATAACTACAAAGTAGGGCGAGCCGCCTACGCCGCTACTCAGATAGGTATAGGTGCGTTAACTGGAAATGTAGGTGCAGGGTTCCTAGCAGCGTTTGGCCCTGCTCTTACTTCAACCGCTCTTGATAAAGTAGGGCTTACCTCTGAAGTTCTTGATCGCGCGGGTGTAAATCAAAAACTTCTTGTAGGCGGTCTAGTTAAAACTCAACAAGGTCTAGCGCGAGGATTAGACTTTGAAACCGCTATGGCTATAGGTGTTGGGCAGTATGTGGTATCTGGTGGGGGTATAGCAGGGTTAGACAGAGATAGTTTCTTAAATACTATAGGTAACGTGTTACGTAGTACAAGAGACGGTGTAGCCAACCTGTTTGGCGGTACAGAGATACCGGATGATGTTGTTAGTGCCGTTGGAGATAACGACGTTTTCGCTACTATTGGCGGCGCTGAAGCCATTCAATCACCAAGCCAACAAATAGTATCTGACCAAAAAGCTAAAGAGCAATATATAGCTGCGGTTGAGGGAGCGGGAGGGGCGCTGGCTACTAATGAAGTCTCTGACTGGCGCATGGCTAGAGAACGTGCTTCTTTTGACAAAGAAACCAATTCGTTTCTTATTGGCCCTAATAACAGTATCAGAATAAACTTTGACGAGCAGCCCGATCTTTTTAACTTCTTAGCAAAAGATAATAGTGATTTTGGTAGTATTCCTTTAGACATATCTGCGCTTAAAGAAACCGCTGTTGGTTCTCCTGTAGATTCGTTTATGAAAAACAAATACGGAGACTTATGGCGAAATAGTAGTTTAGTTGATCTAGAGACGCTTAAAGATTTAACAACGCCCATTGCTTCACCGGGCAGTGGTAGTACCGTTGTAGTAGACGATATAGCAGTGCTAAACAACCCTGAGAGTAATCTCGAAGAAATTTTTGCTACCGCTGTAAACGGTAAAGTGTCTATTGGGGGTACCGAATATAATATATCTGACTACGCATCAAAAGATCTTGACCCTGCTGTTAGAGGGCAATTAGTTGGGCACGCAATAGATCAAATAGCCAATGCCATGCACCAAGAAGATTTGGCTGGTGGGGGAGATTCTACACCCGCTGATTTCCGTATAGATGCTATGAACGCCTATGTAGAGCTACGCGGCGAAGGTTATAGCCATTTAAAGCTATTGGAAGACGTAGGTGTGCCNTTAACCGGCAGANTAATAGATGCGGTATCTGCNTTAGATCTAAAAGATCTTGCAGAGTTACGTAACAAAGATCCCGAAGCATACACAAACAAATTAGGGCGAGTTGACTCTANTACGGGTGAGAAAGAAAGCGCCGAGTACGTTAAAGAAAATGGCGCTGAGAGCGTGGCAAACGGTACTAGCGTTTATGAAATGGCGCAAGACACTATAGAAGCCGCTAACAATGTGTCAGAAAACATACTACCAAAACTTATAGCTTCTGGTATGGATGAAAAAGCAGCTAAAGAACTGGCTAATAGTCTTCAAGAAGGACTTGTAAATACGACAGCCAACATGGTGCGTGCAGGAGCAGGGTTTACTAAAGCTATGTTAGGGCTTACTTACTTGTTTGGTGAGCGTCCCGATGATCTAGAGTTTGGTAAACAAGTTAATAAACTTCTTGAGTTAGGTGAGTCTGCAAATACCGCTACGTATAAAGAAGATGTTGCTGCTATGTGGAGCACCATCCAAGAAGCGGAAGGGTTTTGGGCCACTACTGAAGCATGGGGAGACGCATTTGCCGATGACCCCACAATAATGCTAGCAGAAATAGCTGGAGTAGAACTTTTTCAAGAGATAGGCCCGCTAGTGGTTGGCGGCGGTACCGGAGCTATAGTAAAAGGACTTGCGTTAGGTGCAGCCAAAGTAGCCGGTCGTGGCGCTGCTTCAGCTTCAGCCAAAGTGGCTGCTACCCAACTAGGTTCTAGAGTAGGTATTGGCACTGCGACGGGCACAGACGCAATAGAAGCATTTGGTGCTAGCGCCGATGGTGCATATGACGATGCGTTTGATACTAAAATAATGGCGATGAAAGAAAATAACCAAAATATGGTTAGCCTTTTGGAAATAGCGGGGCTACCTATAGATGGGCTATTGAACGCTGACGGGCTGTTCCCCGGACAAACAGGGGAAGCGCACGAGTTTGCCCACAATGCTGCAATGGTTACTGGTGGTACCGCTGCTGTACTAGCAGTCATATCTGCGGGTATGGGCGGGGAAGCCCTAGATAAATTTTTACTTGGTGGTAAAGCTAAACTAGACCCCAAAACAGTAGAAGCACTTAAAGAACTAAACAAGCGCATAGACGCGGGGGATGTTTTAGTTGACGGCCTTGGGGCGGCAGCAGTTGTGGGTAAGGAAGGGCTTTCCGAGTACATAGAAGAAGCTTTAACTCAGGGTACTTTAGAAGCACTTCTGCGGTCTGAAGATCCTAATCGCGATTTCGGTGCGGCAATAGCTTCTGCTGGTATGGGTGGNTTAGTAGGCGGTAGCGGAGTCACGGCGGCAACTNTAGGTATTGTCGGTGCTCAAGACAAATTAGCAGGAATAATTAAGTCAACTCATAGTGGTATAAACAACACCATTGAGGGTGCTAAAAACGGGTTTATATCTGACGCACAAGCTAAAGAANCCCTTGCTGGGTTTGGCATAACGGGCGATGAGTACGGTGGGCTACAGACTAACCTAATGAACGATGCGTTTGACGCTGATTACACCACTAACTCTGAAGCCTTTGCCGCGTTTCAAAAAGCCAATCCCGGCTATGAACCTACAGAAGCTGATCTAAACAAGTACACAGGTAATAACCCTGATGCTGAACTAGATACGCAAGTAGATGCGTACGTAGATAGTCGTTACATAGATGCTCAAGAAGTTATGGATGCCGCAGCGGAAGCAGGTATTAGCATAACCCAAGAAGAAGCCGAGCAGTACGTTAGGCAAACCTCAGTTAATGCCGATCTT